GGCGAGGAGTTTTGGGACGGTTGTTGAGCCGCGGGGCGCCCACCTCGGGCGGCCAACCGCCCTGCCCTACATCCCGATGCTGCATCAGGAGCAGTGCGGGCTGGCCCTTGAGCAGGCGCTGCTCGACAGTCGACCCGATCATCCGGTCGCCATCCTCGTGCTCAAGGTCCGAGATATGGGCGTCTCCTACGAGGCGCTCCATCGGCTCATCCACAAGTGGTTGTACCTGCCGGGGTTCACGGCGCATCTCGGGAGCAGGACTGAGGATCTGGTTGATACGAACCCTGGCAGCCTGAACGATGACACGTTGTTTGGTCGCCTCGAAATCATCCTCGACCATCTGCCCGACTGGATGCGGCCCGCGGGGTTCTCGCTCAAGAACAAGGCGCTGCGGCAGAAAAATCTGTTGATCAATCCGCGGAATGGGAACCGGATTAGCGGGGAGGCGGCGAGTAGCCACTTCGCGCGGCAGCAGCGGTTTACCATCATCATGCTGGATGAGTTCGCCAGGTGGGAGGATCCGGAGACGGTGTGGAGTGGGGTGCGCGACAGCGCGGCCAGCATCTGGGCGATTACGAACCCGAACCCAGACGGCAGGCGATTCGAACAAACCATTGTCGAGCAGGGTCTTGCTCGCGTCCATTCCATGCCCCACAACCTGCACCCCTACAAGACCAAGGCCTGGCTCGGCCGGGAAGAGGCCGAGCGGACCGACAGCGCGGCCGGGAGTGAGTTGGGGCTGAGTTGGGAAGGCAGCCGTGAACGGCTGATCTATCCGACCTGGGCGCTGGTGCCGCAGGGGGACTATGGGTACAGGAATGACTGGCCGTTGTTTGGGAGCATTGACTACGGACGCGCCGACGGCACGGCCATCGGCTGGTTCCAGCAGAACCCTGACAGCGGGCGCCATCGGGTGCTGATGTGCCATTACAGTGCCGGGCACGGCATTGACTGGTACTTGCCCTTTTTCGGCAAGCCGATCGAGAGTGGGGTTCATGCCTATGCCGAGGACGATCTGGTGCGGATCGATCTGGCCCAGGCGTGGGCGCGGCGCGGCATTGCCTGGTTCGGTGACCCGAGCGGACAGCAGATTACGCAGGCCGAGGACACGTCCGTGTCGGCCAAACTGCGGCAGCATGACATTCGGGTGACGGCCAACTACGCCATGAACCGGCACGCCGAGCGGCAGAGCGCGACCCGGGCGCTGCTCACGAATGTCGAGGTGAACGCGCCGCTGTGCAAGTTCCTCGATATGAGCATGCGGAACTATCGGACGCCGCGGCCCACCCCGGCCCAGATCCGGCCGCGGCGGCTGGCGTCCCATACCTGGGCCTCGCATGCCTGCACCATGCTGGAGTATTACGCCGTCAATAAACCGGACCTGATGGGCGCGCCGCCGCCCGTGCGCGCCTCGCGCGTGGCCGCCGCCTGGGAGGCACAGTAGATGTTGCCATTGCCGCCAGGCATGCTGCCGGGAGGACTGGTCCCGCCCGAGTTGCTCGACCAGGGCATGGGGCCGCTGGGCCTGCCCGGTGAGATGCCGATCGATCCCATGACCGGGCTGCCCATTGATCCTGCCATGCTGGGTGGCCCGCCCATGCCGCTCGGCCAGAACCCAGCACCCGGCCCCCCCGGCCCCCCCATTCCGCCGCCACCCGACATGCCCCCAGAGCCGTTCGGGCCGAATGCCGCGCCTGATGGGCCGTTCGCCCCGCCACCGATTGAGACGCCCAGAGAGAAGCGCCGGGCTGAGCGGTTGCCCAGGTATCGGCTTCCTCCAGTCGAGGAGTCGAAGAAGCCCGAGGTGAGCTGGATCGAGGAGGAGCGGGCCAGGCGCGAGAGCTACTGGTCGGCCAGGAATGAGGAGATGCGGCTGAACGAAGACGTCTACCTCATGACCGACGCGACCGAGACGGCGCGCGAGGACGGCGACGAGAAGCTGTATCGGAATATCGGCCGGGTCATGATCGACAAGCTCAGCTTTATGGTGGGCCGGCAGAAGCACAAGATCCGGGTGGATGCGCGCAGTGACGCCAAGGAGTTTGTCGAGGCGGCCCAGGAGTGCGAAGACTTCCTGTATGAGTTCAACCGGCAGGTCGACCTGGAGTTCTCGGCCGTCATGAACCAGGGGTTGGGCCAGACGGAGGCCTGGTATGGGGCGTGTCGGGGCTGGCTGGCCAGCCGGGTCTGGCTGGACGCGGCGTCCGATTTCCCGTTCAAGGCCAGCATCTTCGATCCCATGCACTGCTATCCGCAGCCGGGGCGCAAAGGCGCCGGTCAGTTGATTGACATGATGTATTACGAGAAGGCGGATAAGTTCGGGTTTCTCTCCAGGAATCCTGCCTACGCCGATCATGACGCCATCAAAGACTTAGACATCGATGATGAGATCGAGGTGACCTGGTACGAGGACACGACGTGGTCGATCCTGCTCGTCGACGGGGAGCAGGTCAACGACGGGCACGATAAGCATGGGTACGGGTTCTGTCCGTGGGTGATGAACCCGATCGGCGGGCCACCGATGAGCGCCAGGCACGGGCATACGAAGTATGGGGCCGGTGTCCTGGGGCCACTCCGGCCGACCCTCGCCTATATCAACCGGCTCTACAGCCAGGTGGCCACTGAGGTGGCGCGGATGGGCAATCCGCCCTCCAAGGACTTCTACGACAGTAGACTGGGGGGAACCGCACCGGAAGCCCTCTCGGTCAAGCCTGGGGCGCGCAACCGGCGCGATCGTGGCGTGGGGCAGGACAGTGAGGTGCTGACCGTTGGGGCGCGGCCTGATCAGGCGGCGCTGATGGTGGATGCGACCAACCTCGACGTCCAGCGCGGCGGCGTGCTGAATGTCCTGTATGGCGATGCCACCGGCATGAGCGGCGGCTTCCATCAGAGTGTCGCCATCAATGCCGCCGAGGACAACCTCTTCCCGCTCACCAATGGCGTCATCCTGCACCGGCAGTGGCGGAATAGGCTCGCGCTCAATCTGGTCTTGGTCCAGCGCGAAGGCGGCCTGGAGAAGCCCGCTGTCCAGTCCGATCAGGACGATGAGCGGCAGCGGCCCAGGCCGGGCACGCTGTACAGGAGGCCGAATAGGAGTCCTGGGGCGCGGAGCAAGATCAGACCGGCTGGTGGCCGCTTCGTCTATGACGTGCTGGAGGCCAAATCGGTCGAGCTGGCCGGCGTCGAGAACGAGGTCGAACTGCATCGCATGACGCCGCAGGACACGCTCCAGATGCTGCAGGCGGCGGCGATCGCGCTGGACAGGAAACTGCTCAGCCTGGATTACATCCGCGACCGCTTCCTCGGCGTCGATGACCCGATCGCCATGAATCATGAGGTGATTGCCGACTTGATTTTGGCCGATGAGGACATCATGAAGGAGTATCTGCTGCCGCTGGTGCTGCGCGGCATTGACCCTGATCTGTACAGCCACTACGAGTTCCGGCGCCAGAAGAAGGAGTTCGAGGAGCAGCAGGCGCAGATGATGGGCGGGATGAACGGCGGGGCACCGCCAGGCATGCCGCCCGGAATGAACGGGGGGCCGCCCCCCGGCGCCTTCCCGTCTGAAGCGCCACTCCCCGGCATGGGCCTGCCGGCTGAGATCATGCCCGCGCCGATGCAGCCGTTTACCGGGCAGCCGGGGCAGATGGATGAAGCGGCGCTGGCGGCCTACCTGCAATCCTTGCCGCAGCAGGGAGGGTTCTAATGCTGGGCGAACGGCGCGAGAGTGGCCCGGTGGGGATGGTTGGCGAGGTGCAATCGCTGTACCGCGAACTGGACCCGCCCGAGTCGAACGGGGTGGAGACGGCCTCGACCCTGCCCGCCGCCATCGCGCTGGGCATTACCGTCGTCGATATCTACGCCGCCTGCATGCAGCGCCTTGGCCCCCAGGCCGACCCGCGCCTGGCGCTCGAACTGGTGCGGCTGGCCCTTGGCTCGCAGTTGGTTGGCACGCTGCTGACGAAGAAGGAGTAAGGCATGGTCGCACAACGACAGGCGCTGGCAGAACGGCTGCGGCGGCTCCAGGCACAGATGGGGGATGTCGACCCGTTCGGCGTGGGCCAGACGCGCTCGGCCGCCAGCCTGGCCGATATGCCCCGGGCGCTGGGCGAGTCAGGGGCGCGCCTGCTGGGCGATGTCCTGGTCAATCCGGCGACCCGGCTCGGCACGCTGCCCATCGGCGCGATCGGGCGCGGCGTGCTGGGGGCGGGCGCGTTGGCGCAGGCATCACCCGACCTCCTGCGCTTGCTGGCCGGTGTCGCCACCGCGCCGACTGGCCCGAACCAGCCGGTCGAAACGGCGCTGGCGGCCAGTGAAGCGGGCATGGGGGCAGGACCGGAGCCGGGGCCGAGCAACCCGGCGCCGGCCGGCTACCATCGGATGCGCGACGGCACGCTCATGCAGGACACGCCGGGCATGCAGTACGACAGTGGGCAGCCCGCCCTGGGGGCGCCGGCCGCAGGCTCGCCCATGCCGCCGACGCCACCGGGCGGCTATACCCACGGCGTGACCCAGGTGCCCAATCCGGCTGTGCCGGAGGGCATGGGGCCGAGTCCCGAGGATCTCCGGCGCCAATACGCGGGGGTGAGTCCTCGGGTCGACGACATCGGGAGCGCCTACCCGGGCGGTGGCCTCGCCTCGACCGGCCTCACGCCCATGACCAGCACCAGCATGGTTGGACAGCGGGTCAACACGACGCCGGGGGCTCCTGGCAGCCTGAGCCGCGTCGACGACATCGCCTCCTCCTACTCGCCGCGCAGGATCCTGGGCATGCCCGGGCAGACGGCGGCCGGTCTGCCGCTGCCCAGCACGCTGGGGGTCGGTGGCGCGCGTGGCCTGTCGCCCACCGCCCTGGAAGAGGTCGGCGAGTCACCCTTCCTGATGGCCGACATCCTCAACCAGCAGCGCGGCCGCTCGCCGACGACCGACATGTGGGCGGCCAAAGAGCGGGGCGATGCCACGCGGTTGGGGGAACTCTTTCCGCTCTTCGATGACCCGAACAATCCCGATGACTTTGCCGAGCAGGCGGCCTATCTCCAGCGTGGCATCGAGGGGCGACGCCAGCCGGGCGGGCGGCTCGACTTCCGTGGCGCGCTGCTCGCCAAACTGGGCGATGAGGCGGGCAGTGGCGAGGTGCTCCAGGGACTGGGTT